TCTTTCATTTCCAAGTGAACAAAACGATTTGCCAGCGGAGTAGGCATACGATATGTAACACCTTTATCTGACTCTCTGTTGCCAGCCGCAACAATGACCACATTGTCTGGCAATTTATATTTGCCAATTCTGCGATTGAGAATAAGTTGGTAACCTGCCGCTTGTACCGCAGGAGCCGCACTGTTCATTTCGTCCAAGAACAACACCACTACAGGATACTGGCTAGCAGTTTCTTCGTCGGGCAAGTCAATAGGAGGAGCCCAATCCATTTTGCCAATATCTTTATTAAAGAATGGAATACCTCGAATATCAGTAGGTTCCATTTGTCCCAAGCGGCAATCAAACATGATACCGCCAAGCTCTTCGGTAAGTCCAGCAACTACTTCTGACTTGCCAATTCCAGGAGGACCCCAAAGAAACAATGGACGCTTGGCTTTAAAACAACGTAAAATTCGGCTACGTGCTTCATTGGGTGTAATTGTACGATTTTCGCTAATCTTGGAACTTGCCATTATTTTCTCCTGTTTAAATGGTATGTATGTATTATAACACTGAACAAAGACCCGCACAACTGGCGGGTTTTTAGTGTTGTTTTTATACAACAATGTTGTTTTTAGACAATTCTTCTGCCAACAGACGAATATTTTTGTTGTTGCAGTCAAACATGAACCATTCACCATTTTTCATAATGTAAGCATACTCTGCTCCACAATTATTAAAGTATTCCAAGACAGCTTCGTAGTCTACCAGCGTTTTAAATTCGCAGTTTTTTTCGTCTCTGTCACGACCATAAAAGGTGGTCATCGTGCCGTACTTGGCGTTGTATTCGTCCTCGGGCATGGTACCAATGTAGCTGAATGGATGCGGTTCACCCACTGTTTCTTTTAAGCTACTAATATCGCCCAGGCTCACAAGATGATTGGCTTGAGCACTGTCGTAGTACTTTTGTAGAATGGCACCATTGTGCTCTAAATACCCATCCCAGTGGCAATAAACTGCTTTGGCATTACTGCCATGCATGACTGCAATAACTGATCTTGTTCCCATAGTGGCTCCTTAAAACATACGAAAAATAATGTAGCATTTGACTGCAAAAGCTACAAAAATAAAAATGGCAAATGCAAGCATACGATGCTCCTTAGTGTCTATGTATTGATTATAACACCAAAAAGAAACCCGCACAAATGGCGGGTTATTACAGTGTCGCTTTTTTACAACACTGGAATATTCTTAAATCCAACTTTGAGTATCAATTTTCCGTATTTGTCGTGGAACCGATCAAACGAAGGTAGTTTTCCGGGATCTATTGGTAGTCGATAATTGTTTAACCAACATTTCATTATAGCAAGAACATACACCGGGTTCTGCACAGTATTCATGACCATGGTCAACAATTCATCACAACGACGGTGGAATAGTCGTTGTCCCCGGCGTCGTGATAGCTCTAATAACTCTTGGGCATAGTGGTGTGCAATATATTCGGGATCAGCTCGGAGTATGCCCCATACCAATTCTTTTTCATTTTCTAAAGACATATATACCTTCACTTTTTGTGGCGTTTTCGCTACGATTATTGCCAACTCCTGGACGGGTAGTCAGTAACATTTTGATAGTGTCTACACTTTTAAACCCAACTTTTTCACTAATAGCAGTCCAACGATCCACAATACTAAAAGATTCTTTGCCTTGCTTATAGTCGGCAATGTTGACGGCATAGATGCCATCTGTGGACAGGCCTTGATATATCATGCTGAGAGTTGGTTCTACATACTGCTCAAACCAAGCATCCAAATTGGCAAATTTATTGTAGCATTGTGTAGGTTCATCATTGTAGCGTTCGCAATTGAAGTATGGTGGACTGCTAAAAGCCGCATCATATGAGCCAGGTTCGGGCACAAAGTCTTCGCTGCCAGTACAATGTACAGAGTAGTCAGTACCGGTTACATCAGTGATCAATTCGCCTAATGCTTGCAATCCTGCAAAAGTTTTGGTATTAGGATCTATACCGTGATAGGTATAACGCATACGACTGGTCATAGCACCCATCATGCGTCCACCAAAGCCAGCACTAAAATCCAACACATCTCCGCCCCATACAGGACAAATGTATTCCCATACAGCTCTGGCATTCATAGGTTTGAAGTTGGTAATGGTACCGCCGTTGACCAACTCCAGTGCAGTACGCAAGGCTGCAGGAAATACAGCTTGATCGCCATTGTCTCTAAACTGATAGCAGATACGAATGGCACGACGTAATTTGGCATCGTGATTGAATCTACTCTTTAGTCCCACTGTGTCATTGTCGCCCCAGGCCGCTTCTTGCATACCTGGAAACCAAAAACGACTAAAAGCCGAACCTGCAGACCCACCGATTGCAAGTGTGCGATTTTTTACCGACTTGACCGAATCGGCCACATTCACAATCTGTTGACGACAACCTTCAAGGCTATAATAAGTGATAGGCACGATGCCCACACTACGATATATTTCGAAGGCAGCTTCTTGTATAGCTTCCTTGCCAGCGTCATCGGCAGCCGCCCAGCGTTCTTTACTCAACGCTCGTAGTTGATCATACACCTGCTCGTAGCCAGTGTAAACGTCAGCGGTAGGATTTACTCCCCACTCAGCACATATTTGATTGTAGTATTGTTGAATCATATTACCGAAACATAGTTTCCACTGTTGGCCCAAACGTCGATGTCCATGATATCAGTACTTAACGCTTGACTAGGCCAAACAAATAGATATCCACTGTTGCAATCAAATCTTTTGTTGAAATTTGTACTGCCTTTGCTATAGTCACTGATTTCATATAAAAGTTTATGGTTGGCATCTAGTGCTCGATAACTTTTTTCAGATTCGTAAAATGTCGGAACTGGAGTTGTAAATGGTTGTTCATCAATGTATATAGACTTGTAACCATTTTTTTCTCCGTAAAGAAAAATTAAACTTCTTAGTTCAGTGCATCCAGCTTTGGCTACGGTTCTATCTGCATACTGTTTATATTCAGCAATCTGCTCGGTGATAATACGTTGGCAGTCGCCTTGGTAATTTTCCAATTCAACGTTAGGACGTCGAACTGGACTTAATACAGATGCTGGCCTGCTCACCCACAAATCGTCTACAGGAAAATATGTTTTACCAGGAGCACGAGCTAGTTGTTTAGACGATCGCTCCTTGGTAAACACGCTCAAGACATCTCGGCATTTAACATCATATGCTATATTGTTTACTTTGATGTCGACAATTGTAGTTGAACCGCCGCGTTGTTCTGCGTTGGGATAAAATGGTTTGAGCCCATGGGTAATAACCAACTCGCCAGTACTATCGTTGGGCACACTATAAGCCCATGCCAGTTGCGTATGCCAAGCGATGTTTACTGCTACTTCTTTGGTTATTAATGGCGTCATAATACTAAATGTCTAAAGTAATTATAATGCTTTTCCAAAGTCCATGTCAACGAGTCTATCGCCGTTCCATCATGCGTTTGATATTCGGCCGTAAACACATTAGTATAACGCTCAAACGGCAACCACATGTTGGGAGTCTTGCTGGCCCAGCCAGCATCTTTGAGTGCCATATGTTTAGCACGACTTAATTTTACTGTGGGTGCATTAAGACCTTGTTCCACAGTAATTTTATCAGCCAACAACAAATCTCTAATACGACTAGCCGGAATTAAATGTTCAAAATCACATTCTTCATCGGCTCCAACTTCGTGATAATGTGCTTCCATACCATCACGCTGTTCAATACAGTATTCGTGATATCGGCGCAGGTACTTGTCAATATCATTTCGAATCTCTCGCAACAATTGCTGATCGTTTTTTACTTCTGCATATTCCTTGATCAAACGTTCAAGGTTTCGCTTGCAATAAGCGGCCACGGTCTTGTAAGTTTCCGGACTTCTTTTAGTTTTACCATACACAGGTGCTGTAAATTGTTCAAGAGATTCCTTAAGCATGTGACGCTACCGCCTTACATGTGTCAATTAATTGTTGATTACTCCATACACTTTTTGCATTGTTTAATTGCCAAATTATCAATTGAATATTTCCTTCTACGTATCCAAGTTGATTATCTATACGGTCTATACTTATCTTGGTTGGATTTGTTGCAGTTGAGGTACCATGTGTCAATGTCATGTCAATCTTGCTCAATTTGCATTTTCCTTGTTGCTCTTTCCAAAGAGTAACAATAGTGTCTTCAGTGATACAAAAATCAATGTTTCTTTTTGCGGCACTTTTACGAGCGGCTGAGAAATGATAACGCAATGAGCGTCCTGTGTCTAACGCTAATTTTTCGTAGTACCTTTTTTTCTTTTCTGAGTTTTCCATATTAAGCCTCTGCTGTCTCAGGAAACAAACCAGGGGCAATATTGCCTTCGCTAATGCCCATTTTAGCACCTTCACCATGATAGGGCAAGTTTAATGTGCCACCGGCACGAATGTGCAGTTCACGCATAAAATTGCTCATTGCATCCGGAGCACTCCAGCTGGCACCAGGACGTACATGTGCCCATTGTATTTTAGCCTTGGCATGAATCAATCCAGCATTTTTAAATGTGGGTTTGATACTTTCCAGTAAAGTCTTCATCCAACCTGCAGGCAATTTGTCTGCGGGATTGGTACTACTAATGCGATGTAATTCATACAAGCCAATGTAAACACCCTGATCAATTTCCTCACCAATTGGAAACGTTTCCTTAATAGCACTAAGAATGTTATAAAGTGTATTTCCGGTGTCGTCAATTTCGATACCCTTTTGTGCATACTTAAAGTGACTAAAGAAGTAATCATTGTCGCCGCGTAAGTTATCGCTGGCACGTGAGTTCTTGTCTTGTAAGTCAATGCCTGCACGATCAAATTGATCTTGCATGTTTTTAGCACGAACAACCTTAACATCTCTGCTGCCATTCTTATGACGAACAAGAGCATTGCGATGCAGGTCTCCGGGAGTCAGACGTTTGACACCTGTGTCGTTTAGTAATTCAAATGCGTAACTGGCAAAGTTGGCCTCCGTAGTATCTACAATAGCACAAGGTATTTGTGTATAGCCTAGCAATGCGGCTGCTAACGTCCTGTGTTGTGCATCGTACAAGAATATCTTGCCGTTGATACGGCAAGCTGACCCAGGGCTACAAACACGTGGATCCCATTTTTTCATGATGTTCATAATATGCTTATGAATCACATCACGTTGCACTTCGTAGTCGATCCATAGGTCTTCAATTTCAACCATGGTACTGTGCGGGAATGTAAATGCGATTGCCTGTGCACGGGTTCGCCATGCTTCTAGGTCTTTGTCTGTGACTTCAAAATGTGCTTTGAGTTGACGTTCAACTTCGGCAACCACTTCTGTAAATTTTCGCGTGAGGCGTTTTGCGGCCATAATAATTTTCCTTCGTTACTGGTACAATACCAGATTGGTTTAAAATATTTGCAGACACCATGTCAAACAAACAGTTACAAGTATATATGATTTACGGCATCTTGTCAAGTACTACTTAAGTATTACGTTCTAAGTTGTCTAAATACTGTGCAAGATTTCCTGCGTGTAACTGTAGCATTATAGCATCAGATTCGCTAACTAAACAAATACTTTTGCCTTTTATATAGTAGGGAGATTTAAGCAATCGCTCCAATTGTAGAAAGTGTTTGGCCACTAGATGATGGCTTAACCTCACTTCATTATAGTGGATTTTGCTGTGTTTCTTGGTCCATTCATAACCAGATTTGGTTAGTCGAAGACTGTGTTGATTGGTGGGATTCTGCCACCAAATCCATGCAATTTTGGGCAGTCTTTCATATGTATATCCTGTATTGGCAATGAATTTTTGTTGCCAATCCAGCTGGGTCACGGGTAGATTCGGTCACCTTGTTTGAGAATGACCACAGTAAATTTATCTGTACGAAACTGAGAATTTAATTTTTTTGCCAAATTGATTGCATGTCCAGGATTACTGAAACTAACTTTTTTATATTTTGGGCCCGGATACGCAATCAAAATATTTTGTGTTTTTAGATTGATTGGTTGCCCATCATAGAATACTGCCCATATACCTTCGCTGGAGAGTACCTGATCACTTTTATAGGTGGTCTTGTTTACATTCTCCAATAATACGGTTGGCTTTGGTCTTGACATTATTCTTCCTCGATACTATATTTATCTCTTTAAGTATGCATATTTTACTTAAATCCGCCGCCATCTAAACTAATCTGTACAGATTCTTGTGCATTGATGGCAACAGGTTCGCTGGCCAATTCTGCAAAATTTGATAAAAGATTAAAAATATCAGCTTGTAGACTACGTGCTTCGTCGGCACTTAGCATCAGTTGCTTACTGTTACTTTGATTCATAAGCTGCAATTTTTCATTGAACTTACGCATGTGAATGCTTAATTGTTGCATAAATTAATCCGTTGATTTGCTTCTTCTTTAGAAGCAAATGGTCCATAATATTGGTAACGATTTAACGCTATAACTTTTGGGCAATATTCAATTACCCAAGTTTCGTTATAATTGATAATATAATAACCAGCACAATAATAACTTTTACTTTTGAGATTTTTAGAATAAATTGGCAAACGTTTTCTTACGTTCCATATTTCATTGTATGGTTTAGAGTTGCAAGGATATCCGTGTACATTGTGTCCTTGGTAATCATTTTTTGCTGGCTTGGTTTTGTCAAATACAATATTGTATTTTTCACTAATCAACTTGATTGACGGAAATACTTCACGTTGATCATTGTGTACATAAACAAATCCTTTTGGTTCCACTGCCATAATAGTAGCAACCTTTTGACCTTCGTTTTCTACCACCCAACATTTATTTTTAACTATTGATTTTGCCAACATGTTCATTTAGACTCCGGATATCCTGCTGATAAAAATTCACTAATTTGTGTTACATTGTCGCTCAGACGATTAAGTTCGTATTTGCCACAAAACTTCAAGAACTGTGCGCCTACCATGGGGCGAGTTTTGGTTATGCTGTTCTCGGTAATGGTCTCAGCAATGATGGCCTTGACATCATCGGGTTGTGCAGTCAAGTCTACCAACACACGATTACGTTCATAGTCGTCTAGCACACGGTGTTCTTCGCCATTATGGTCAGTCCAACGTTGCAGCATTAGATTGTTCCACGAAAAGCCTTTTTTATCACGGTCTGCGAACGCCTCTTGGAGCCCAACTTTATTCTTCGTACCTTTGGTGCGAACACCCGGGTACGCACTAAAGATGTTATCGGTAGGATCGCCGCGAACGCATTTCTCAAAGAGTATCCAACTTGGGTCCGGAATCGTTTTAGCCTCTTTAGTTTTTTTATCTTTGACTGGGGCACCTTTCTTGTCGAAGATCCCCGTAATGGTATGAAGCTCATCTGAGATTCCGTTATATTGATTTACATTATCAGCCAGCAACTGGTGAAAGTCTGTGTCTGAACTTACGACGGTATGGTGATCCTCAGGGTGACTTTGGATCCATCCTGCCACCAGGTCATCTGCTTCCAATCTTTCGTGCCGGAGAACAGTACAATTGGATTTTTCTGTGAGGAACGTTTTGAGATTGTCAAAAGCCTCCCAAAATAGTCGGTCTTCTTCTTGCTCGGCTTCTGTAAGTGCGGCTCGGGCAACTGCTCGGTTTTTCTTGTACGGCTCATAATAATCCTTGCGCCAGCTTCGACCTTCTAAACAGAATACCACATGATCAGCTTTTTGGTCACGCCAGCATTTTAGTACACTACTAAGGGTTACATGAATTGCAAAACCCAGTCTATCCCACGTATCGCTTTGGCGATGAGCAGCATGTCTGGCACGGAAAAATGTGTTTGCAGTATCAACAATTAAATATTTCATGTTGTTATAATAGCACTTAATGAATAATTTGTCAAGTGTTTAGGAAATATTCGGTTATTTTTTGTTGTGCCGGCAAACCCCAATGCATACCATCTCTGCCAGTAACTGGTTCTACACTAAAAAAGGTATCTGATGCTCGATCAAAAGTAAGTTCTTTTATGACATATTTAAATTTGTTACTTAATAAGTGAACAATAAATCGATTCTTTTCAAATCGATTTATTGACACATCATGATCCATATTCCACATATGGTTTTTATCAAAATTCTTATTATGAGTTGTTATTGGACAAATACCAGAAAGATAGGCAAGCTCAAATCTACTAAAGTGAGGCCAGAGTATATAAACTGTCTGTATATTGTACATTTCTGAAATATTAGATAAGATTCTAGCTACAGTATCTGTGCTGCCACCGCCAAGGCCTAAATTTAACATTGGTAAATCTGTTTTTTCTTCTAATAAGGTAGGCCAAGCCCAGCTAATAGGAAGAGCTATACCTTCGGTTAAACTACACCCCAATGCCACATTTATTTTTTTCTCATACAAATCAGTTAGATTGTAAGTCCTAAATCCTTGTGCATTATAAACATATGATATGTCTATGTCTTTCCAATAATCTCGATTTGTATTTTTTTCTAAATTTTCTTTTGTGTCGGATCCAGACCAAGATAAAGTCCTATTTTTTGGATACCAACTATGTGGTATTTGATTTGTGTGCCAATATGTCATTATGTCAAGTTCTTTTGTACAATTTTTTTTTGGATTGTTAAGCGTTTAAAAACATTTCAGATACTAGTTCATGTGTTCGAAAACCCCAATGCATGCCATCTCTTGCACGATCTGCATCTTGGAATTTTGGATCAGGCCTGCATTTTTCTATAGTTTCTAATAAGGTAAATTGTTTTACTCTAAAATCATAATTGTTTGCTAGCTGATTTACAAGCAGATGATTTTTGTAATATCGCTGGGTGCACATTTCTTCTTCCAACGCCCATGTATGTTCAATTTTGCTCCTTCCTGGTAGTATTTGATCTATGGCTTGACTCATATTGATGTCAATATGATATAGTTCAAATCTATTCGTCATAGGCCAAAGAATAAAAACTGTTTGAATATCAAATAAAGTTGAACTATTGGTTAATATCCTTGCCACAGTATCAGCACTGCCTCCAGCCAATCCTAGATTTAACAATGGGTATTCTAATTTCTTTTCAATTAAGCCAGGCCAAGCACGATCAATTGGTAACCCAATCCCTTCAGTAAAACTGCATCCCAGTGCTAAGTTTACTTTTTTACCCAGGAATTGTTCAAAGTCGGGGCATCTAAATCCTTGTTTATTATACACATAAGAAATATCTATATCATTCCAAAAATCTTTATTTGGATTTTTTTCAAAATTAGTTAGATTATCGCCGTGTGACCATTTACCTGAAAAATTACTCCTATAATGTATGAGCGGCATTTTTCCTATTTGCCAGTGATTTGTATTCATTTATAAACCTAACAATGTTTCTGCAAACTCTTTGTGAGCTTCGGCTCCGGGATGAAACCCATCCCGTGCTCGTTGATCTGGCCTGTACTTAGCTATTATATCAATAGCATCAACTTCTTTGACTGAAAAATTATGTAATTTTGATAACACATACACGATTTCTTGATTTTTATAAAATCTCTGCGACGATTGCGAATCGTTCATGTTCCACACATCTTCGATACTGGCATTGACTGAAGAAAGATTTAGAATACTATCTAAAAAATATTTTTCAAAACGTGTCAACTCTGGCCAGGCTATAAAAACTGTCTGTACAGCATACAAAGAGGAGACATTCATTAATATCCGAGATACACAATCTGTTGAGCCACCACCTATTCCTAGATTGAGAGTTGGGACACCAGTGGCTTTTTCAATCAATGTTGGCCATATGCTGTCAACAGGCATACCTACTCCTAATGTGTGACTGCACCCAAGAGCAATGTTCACAGGTTGCTTGAACAAGCTGACAAGATCATAGGTTCTGAATCCTTGTTTATTAAATGTGTAGGTAATATCTGTATTTGCCCAATTATCTTTATGGGGATTTTTGTCAAGATTCTCGGGAGTGTCAGTATGGCACCATTGGACTTTTTTACCATTATATTTTTCATCGGTAAATGTAAAAGGTATTATACCAGATTTAAATTTATTATGAAACTGTCTATAAACTATCTTTGCCACTTTTTAATTCTTTCATTGACATATATTTAAATAAAAATTTAGCCCAAGCAGAGTGAGCATCTGTACCAAAATGATATGATGTTGGGACAACTGTTTTGAATCCGTTTGACTTACACCAATTGTAATATGTATATTTATTATCGTAAGGGTGGATATAGTTGTCGCCCCAAGTCAGTATAGCTGGTGAAGGTGCAAATGATTCGTAGCAGGTAAAAAACAGATGCGGAATCTCTAACAGTGTTAGTTCTTGATGTAGCTTCCATATGTCGTATTCAGCTTTGCGTTTTTTTGATTCAAAATCTAAATCAACGATCCAATTTTTATATTGATCTTTGATCTCAATAGGCCAGTCTTTGCCAATGCCACCAGCATTGACTTGCCAATATATACCATCATGTAGCCATTCTTCTCGCTCCCAGGTACTCCACCCTATAACAACATAATCAGGGGTGTTTTCTTTGAGGTACTCTTTTGTAGTACGGATAATACGATCATTGCTACTAGCACTTTCTGCATCGCAATGCAATATTGCTCCCATCATGTTTGCTAGCTCACACCCCCAGCTGACTCGTAAATTATCAGGATGTGGTTGCCGCCCAAGCCCTCGATACAAATAATCATCTTCAGCAAAGCAATGAGTATTTACAGCCTCTGCACCAGCAGCATGACTATCGCCATTTACATACAAAATCATGACACTATAGTTTTTCCATTACCTAAATCTTGCTTGTCAACAACTCTAGGACGTAATTCTGCAGGCTGATTGGCTTCCCATTGCTCAAAGTTTTCTACAACCACGTTACGGCATACATCTTGGAACCAGCGGTCTACCATGTCAGAATCAGTTTTGCCTTGATATCCGGCCCGCACCAGATTGGTAATAAATTTATCATTCCAATCTAGCTCAAAAGCACCATTGCCAATGTTGTCAGGATCTAATTCAACTGCAACAACACTAACCCAGGGCTCACCTTTTTCTGTAGCAAGATCTTTTGGTGTTTTTTTAGGTGGTTTAGCTTTGACCTCTTTGGGTTTTGTTTCTTTAGGAGCAGATACTGCAGTTTCTTCTTTCTTTTTGAATCTATCAAATATTCCCATTTTCATCCTCTTTGATTTCTAACCATGTGTGATCACCCATGTATTTAACCTGACACATGTATTCGTAGTTTATTGGTTTACCAGTGTTCCAATCATTGGGTCCATGGCTGGTCAATATAGTTTTTTGTTTACGAGTGTCAAATGCCAACCAATA